AGGGGGGGCGGGGGTCGGGGTGTGGGGGCCTCCCCCTGGGGTCGAACGCCCGTTCGATTCGAGCGTTTCCGCAGGTCAGGGCCTTTTTCGGCATCGCGGCTGCTCACAGGTGCCGTGCGTCGGCGGTCCAGGCGGTGCGGGTGCCGGTTCGCCAGGCGATTCGTCCGGGTTGCCGGGTTCCCGTCGGGTGGGCGACTGGTGTTCCGTCTCGGTGGTCGACCAGGGACGGGTTGGTGTAGGCGACAGTGTGCGGTGCCCATGCACTGATGGCTCGGTCGATGGGGATGTTGGTTGGCAGTGTGGTGAGCATGTCGGCCAGGAGGTTGGTGCGGATGGCGACTGCTACGGCGTGGAGTAGGCGTGGGGCGAGGAGCCAGCAGGCGTCGGTGTTGATGGCTGCGGCGATGCGGTCTTGGTATCCGTAGGGTCGCTGTCGGCCGAGGTACAACGACACGATGGGTGTGGGTGCGACGGCGAGTGCTTGGTCGAGCTGGTCGCGGAAGTTGTCGCAGGGGATGGCGTCGTCTTCGAGTACGGTTGCCCATTCGCTGGTGCTGTGTTCGGCGAGGTGGGTCCACACTTTGAGGTGGTTGCGGTTGCAGCCGAGGGTGCCGTCGTCGATGGAGACGTGTTCGGCTCCGATGGTTCCGGCGAGGTTGAGGACTTGTTGGTGTCGGCTGGTGTGGCCGACGATGCCGATCACTCGCGTTGCTCTCGGCCGTCGAGGCTGTGGTGTGTGATGAGCCAGCCGCAGGATCCGTCTTCGGCGAACACTGGCTCGATGTCGGGGCCGCAGGGACAGTTGTCGCCTTCGTCTTCGTGGTCGATCAGGTCGTCGACGGGTAGGACGTGGACGGTGCTCATGCGCCTGCGGTGAGTTCCCGGATTCGTGCGGGGGTTTGAGCGGCGAGGTACTTCTGGTACCGGGCCTTGTTGGCTTCGGTGGCGGCCCGGTCCGCGTCGGTGAGGTGTGATCCCTGCGCGCCGGACAGGTGGTAGAGGTGCCAGCCGGGGCCGTCGACGAATCGGGTGGGGCCGCAGCACACGTGAAAGGCGCGCTCACAGGCGTCGTCATCGAACCAGGCGCCCTCGAACTCCTCGGGCCATTGTCCGATGGCGTCGAGGGTGTCGCGGGAGATGATGTTCACCGCACCGATGGACTTCTTGTCCCCTCGTACCTGGCCGGATTTCGCGGCGTGCGGTTCGATCTGGAACGCGCGCACCTTCTCTGAATCCTCGGGTGTGATGGCCATGAAGCGGGAGAAGGGGACGACCAGGCCGGGAGCAGCAGCAGCCTGGGCGATCCCCTCCTGAATCTGTCGGTAGTCGACGAGGAGGTCGGATTCGGCGTAGACGAGGATGTCGGCGGTGGTGTGTGCGGCGCCGCGGTTGTAGGCAGCGGAGCGGTTGAAGCTGTCGTATCCGGTTCGGCCGTCGTCGATCACCAGGTAGTCCCATGGTGAGGCTTCCCAGTGGGCGGTGACGCGTTCGAGGTTCGCGGGTCGCAAGGGGTCTCGGCCGCGGTCCCGGAACGGGATGATGACCGCTACAGAATGCGTATTGCCCACTGTTCCGGCCCACTCCCTATGACTTCCCATGTGATTCCTGTGCGGTCTGCGTACTCCCGCCATGCCCTCTGCTCATGAGCTTCGCAGCCGTTGTATCCGTGCCATTCGTCGAACACCACGTACGTTCCGGGCTTGAGGCCCAGGTGGTCGAGCACAGTCTTGGTCGAGGAGTAGAGATCGCAATCAATGTGGACCAGGCCGATGCGGTCGGGCCAATTGAAGCGTGGCAGCGTGTCGGCGAACAGGCCTTTCACCAGCTCGGCGTTGGGGACATCCGGCGGGGCACAGGCGAACATGCCCGCCTCGAAGCCGTCTCGCCACTTCTCCGGCAGGCCCTCGAAGCTGTCGAAGCCGATCACCGGCATGTGGTTGGCGATCATCCGCAGCGTGCGGCCTTCACCTACCCCGAATTCCAGGGCGGTGCCGGCGGGCTTCAACTTCAGAACGCGCTCCAGGGTGGAGGTCATCTTGCTGCCGAGGCGCGGGCCGAGCTTGTAGTCCTGCGTGGGTTGGGACTGGAGCCATTGCTGGTAGGCGTTGGGGCTGTGCTCCTCGGCGTACTGGCGGGCTATAGATGTTCTCGGCACGTCCTGGTAGATGTACAGGGTTTTGTCGATGACATGCTCGGTCTTGGCGACCTTCAGGAGTCGCTTGGCCCAGTCGGCGTCTTCGCCGTAGGAACTCTCCGGGAAGGGGAGCTTCCGGGCGATGCTGCGGCGGACTGCGCTTGTGTGGCGTGGGGTGTTGAGTTTCCGGCGGTGGTCGTCAGTGAAGTGGATCGAGTGCCGGACTGTCCACTTCTTCTTTCCGTTGAGTTGGTATTCGAGGCGGAAGGTCAGGACATCAGCACCGGACTGGGCGGCGTCCAGGAGTGAGGCCACGTAGTCGTCGGCAATGTCGTCGTCGTCGTCGATGAACACGGTGTACCGGCCGGTCGCCATGTTGACCAGGTGGTTACGTTTGGCGCCGATGCTCATCGAGCGGGTGTCGGTGAGGACGATGACCTCGACCCGGCTGGGGTCGTCGAGCTTGTCGCACTGATCGTAAACCTGGCGTTGGATAGCGAGTGCGCAGTTGTCGTGCCGTTCAGCCACAGAGCAGATCAGGATCGACAGGTCTGCGGTCACTGCTCTACGTCCAGTGTCCACCCGCCGTTGCGGGTGGTGACGGTGATGGTGGTGTCCTGTTGTGGTTGGCCGGCGAATGCTTTGGTGGCGACTTCGGCGAGGGCGAACATGATGGACTGCATCCACGGCTGCGGTGTGCCCGTTTGGAGCTTGAGGGCGTCGAGGTCGGGTGGGGTGTGAGTCCAGGTGCCTGGGTCGGCATCCATGAGCGTCTTGTTGTCGACGGTGATGACGATGCGGCTCACAGGGCTTCTCCGACTTTCTTCAAGGCTGCGGCCGGGACCACAACGTCGTCAGCTTTGCCCACCGTCAACGACAGGACAGGCTCGGAGGTGGGGGTGGTGCGGACGTGGATGATGCGTGTGCCGTCGGGCATTTCGGCGGCGTCCTGGCGCAGCTGCGCGGCTTCGGCCTTGGGGAGGATGTCGAACTCGGCTTCGAGCAGATGAATCACAGCTTCGGCGACAAGCTTCGATGACTGCCCAACGAGTTCCTGGGCTTGCTCGTCGGACATGCCCGTGGTGCGGAACCCCGGCAACGGAACGACCCTCGGTGGCGTGTGCTCATCGCCGGGATGCGGGAGGCCTTGCGGGAGCGTGCGGGCCAGGAGGTCGACAGCGGCTTGGTTCATACGCATCAGTTCACCCTTGGTAGCCGGTCGAGTAGTGCGTCGAGGCGTCGTTGTGCGGCGTAGATGCGTTCGGGTGCGCCGTCCTGGCGTGCGTCGCGCAAGACTTTGAGGGCGTAGGTGATGCGGGCTGTGAGTGGGGTTGGTGGGGCGAACGTAGCCATCACACCTCCCCTTAGCAGCGAAAACCCCGCTCAAGTCGGTGGTTGACCAGGCGGGGCGTGTGAGGGTTTTTGAGACACTGCTAGTGCCGCCGTTTATCCTGCCACGAATGAGCCATTCTTTCCACTAATTCCCGGAATGGCGTGTTGACCTCTATTCGAGGACTCCTGCGGGTAGTTCGTAGCCGAGGACCTGGGCGAGGTGTTGGAAGTATTCGGGTGCCCAGGTGTGGTGGCAGTTTTGGCAGACGCATCCTGCTGGGCCGATCTGGAGGGCGGGTTGGCGGACGGTTTCTGCGGCCGAGTTCTTCCGGTACACGATGGCGGTGTCGCAGGCGGGGCACGGGTTTGGGAGCGACCATTTCGGCGGCGGGTTGAGCATCGTTTTGATGGATTCGCACCAGGCTTCGATGTTGCCGGCGATTTGGTCGATGCTGTGGGTGTCTTGGGGTCGCCAGGCACGGTGTTCGATGGCTTTGAGTCGGATGGTGGTGATGGGTGGCGGGTTGTCTTGGGCGGCGTCGATTTGGGGTCGTGGTTCCCAGGCTGCGATGGCGGTGTCTATTTCGGTTTTGAGTTCGACGGCGTCGATGCAGAGGGGTGGTGAGGATTGGGGGACGCGGGAGGCGTTGCCTTGGCTGCCGGGGATGGCGTCGTGGAGTTGGTCGTAGAGGGAGTCTCTCCATCGGGTGGTGCCGTCGGTGTATTCGGGTTTGGGGTCGATGAGGGCTGAGATGGCGTTTCCGAGTCTGGTTTTGGCAGCGGGCAAGTGGCCGTCTTCGGCGGGCTGGGTCACTGGGTGTTCCCTTCGTCGGATTCGCGGAACTTGTCGGCGAGGTCTTTCGCCATGGCGGCCTGTTCGCGTTCGGCGTCTCGCCGGCGTTCCAGCTCCACGCCTGCGATCAGCCCCACCTCAGCGGGCGCGTGGATGAGGGCGGTGAACAGTTCGGCTTGGCGCTGGAGGCGTTGCATCTCGTCGCGGTACAGCTCGGAGATTTCGGGCTTGGGCCGTCCTTCGCCGAGTGCCTTTTTGCGGCATTCGTCGGCCTGGACGAGGCAGTCCCATGCGGTCAGCCATGCAGCGGCTCGGGCGTCGGTCACTGGTCCTCCTGGGTTTCGACGGGGGTGGCCCACCCGCAAAAACTGCAGCAGAGCCAGCTGGGGAAGGTGCGGTTGCCGGGCATCAGGTCGTGCTCCGTGATCCTCAAGCAGCCTGCGCAGGGCTTCATCGGTTCCTCCATGCGGTTTTGTGCCAGCGTCGACGGTTGCGGAACAGGCACATCAGTTCGGCGGTCATGGCTTCTCCAATTCGATGGCGGCGGCGAGAAGTGCGGCGGCCAGGCCTCGGGCCTCGTCTGCGGAATCGACGCGGGCCGCACCGCTGATGACGATCTCCCCGAACGGACTCGGGTACACGTCTTCAGGTTCGCCACCGATGAGCGTCCGCCAGTAGGGGCAGTCCTCGCCGAGCTTCTCGGGCAGCTTCACCAGCACGATGCCGTCGGCGGCGAGTAGCTCGAGGAATTCCGTCACCACGAACGCGGGATCGACACCCGAATGGGGCCTCCCGCCGTCTGCGTCCAGGGATTGCCACATGGCGTCCTCGACGGCCTCCATGATCGTCTTGTCGCTCACTTGCCCTCCTGGATGGTTTCGACGATTGCCGGCGGTCATTGGCAGTTCTCCCGCCAGTAGTCGTTGATCCGTTGAGCCGCCGCGTGCTTCTCGTTCTCCCAGCGTTCCCACGGGTCGTAGCCGAGTGTTTTGACGGCTTTGGCGCGGGCGTTTTGGGCGCCGATTTCCTTCGAGGTGGCTTTCTGGGCGTTACGGGCTGCTTTGCGGGCGGCTTTGGCTTGCCGTTCGCCGGCACGGCATGGCGGGCAGGCGGCTTCCCCGGCGCGGTAGTGGCGCGCGGCTCCAGCTTCGGTGACGATCCTGTCGCCGCAGATGTTGGTGGCTGGCAGGCGAGCTGGGGCGGTCACTGGCGGGACTCCTGGTGGTGGATTGCTGCCGTCTCGTTGGGCCGTGGACGCATCGGAATGCCTTCCGTGGGTAGTTGGTTGGGTTCGGGGGTTTCGGGCGTCCTGGGGCTCATGCGTCCCACCCCATCGCTTCACGCACAGCCGCCATCCCACGCTCGTACACCGGCGCATGGTCCACGTGGTCGCACACCCTGCGGGCCGCGTTGTAGCCGTCGTCATCACACAGGCCGCAGTTCGCGATCCGCAGGGCGTTCCGGTGTGACTCAGCGCGCTCCGTGACCGCCCGCTGGTGCTCACGCGCAGACGCGGCCTGATGCGAGTCCAGCGGCGCGTGGACCGTGCGGGACTCGGCCAGGCGCTTCCGCTGCTCCTCGACCGCAGCAGCTTTCGCCACCGCATCCCGAGCTGAACGCCGCGACTCGAAATCCACCACCGGCTCGGGCGTCGGGACCACCGGCCAGGTGTCCGGGTCATGGTCGCCGTAACGATCAGGCATGAGGGCCTCCGAAATTCAACGAGCGGCCGATGAGGGCCTGTGCCCCGGCGTCCATCAGTAGCCCTGGGGCGACCTCGCAGCCGTGGGGGCACGGCATTGACTCGACCGCTCCCCACAGGCGGCAAATCAGCGGTCGGGCTCCGTAAACCGTGCATCGACCGTCGGCAAGCGCCGGGCAAGTCGGGTCGTCAGATTCGAGCAGCTGCATAGGCGTCGGGATGTCGATCCCAGAATCAGCGATGCGTCGATGCTCGTCTGCCGACATCGCAATCGGCCCGCAGGACTCCGAGCACAAGCCCTTGCAGGCGACGGTGGGCACGGCGCGATAGATCCGGTCCAAGCTGTCAGGCATGGCGAGACTCCTTGTGGTCGCAGGGATGGACGCCACGGTCGTCTTCGTAGGTGTTGTTTCCGCCGCAGCGAGTGCAGTTCTCCCGGAGTGATTTCGCCGCCTCTTTCTCGCGACGTTTCGCCTCAAGCTCGTTGGCCTTCAGCGCGTCCGCGTGGGCTTCGTCCCACTCGCGGCGCCTCTTGCATGCTCGGCACGGCCCCTCGTAGTTCTCCTTGTGCTTGGAGCAATGGGGGCGGGGGGTTTCGCTGACGCGCGCGTCTACTTTCGTAACCCCCCCTCCCAAGTCTCCATAAGAAGAAGTACTTGGGCTTGGGGTTGGGCTTGGGGTGTCGTGTACGTTCGCCGTACGTAATGCATTACCAACGCCATTACGTACGGCGTTCTGCGCCTCCGCAGCCTCCTTCTCGGCCTTCCGCGCGGCCCGAAAGGACTCCACCCGCTTGCGATTCGCCTCGGCTTTCGCCTCAACTTCCGACCGAGAAGGCTGGAACTTCAGGTAGTCATGGATCAGGTACTCGCGTGGCCCGGGCTCGCCCCCGTCGTCGCGGGAGTGGCACTCGTCGCAGCCGTGGCCCTTCTCGTGCCACAGGTCGGCCTCCACCATCCACTCAATGACCATCTTCACCGCGTCCTCGCCCTCGACATCGACAGCGAAGTGGCTGCCCGAGGCGGTGGTGATGCTGATGCCGTCAAAGTCTAGGAATAGCTTGGCTTTCCCTTTTTTGAAGTAACCGTCCGTGAGGTTGCGGTTGCAAAATCCCATCGCTGCGAAGTGCATTGCTGCGCCGAGGGGTCCTACATCAACGAGCTTGTCGTTGTCGTAGAAGTCATCGGAGACACGGATCCAGCCCATTTACTTCCTCAGTTCCCGCACGGGCCTTGGCTTGGGCAAGTCGCCTAGGTGGACGCCCAGGAGGATGGCGGCAACCTTCTTGCCCGTTGCGGCGTTAGCCGTCTGAGTGGCAAGAATCTCGCGGGCCACCTCAATGCGCTTCGGCCAGTCGATACTGAGGGTGCAGGCCAGCTTTCTCTTGTTGCACGGAGTGCAGGCCGCTCGCAGGTTCTCAAGAGAGTTGTCTCCGCCCAGGCTCCTGGGGTGAATGTGATCGAGTTCGAGCATCACGAGGTCGGAGTCGGTGGGCAGTTTCTGCCAGGGTGCGTATCGTCCAGTTTCGGCACCTGGGACATTCGGGGGAATGACGCGACCGCAGTATTGACAGGTCCAGTTGTCCCTCTTGTAGACCGCGAGGCGCCGGCCCTGGCTCACCTTTGGGGGGTTTTTGGGATTCCAGGCGGCGGTGCCGCTATCATCAATCACGTCGACTCTCCTTCAGGTTCAGTCGGCCACACCCCGGGGCAGTTACCGCTGTCGCCGGGGCCTTTTCGTTGCTGATTCTACCTTGTCTAGCAACGGTTTTCGCGGGCCAAGCTGGGGGTTTGGTCATGTCATTGCCTCCACTTTCGGCTCGTAATCAACACACCCGCAGTCGCAGCAGGGTCGTGTTTTGGTGAGTTCTTTGTTGGACCAGAGTTGTTCTTCGTCGTGGTCGGTGTAGTCGCAGCCGCAGCGGCATGGGCGGGTCATCGTTGGTCCTCGGGGTGGTAGCAG